CAACATTGATCTCAACGGGTATACTACTGCCCCCGAGTTGGCCCCTCCTATCTCTCGTCATGTCGACCGTGATAGTGGGACATTTGGAGTCCAGTCTTATGACTACCCGCCGAACATCGAAATAGCTTCTGATGTTGGTTGGGATGATTATAAGGCTGTCGCAGACGGCATCGTTCGTCTGTTCCAAAGCACACTGCTATTCCATGGCTATTCATTCAACAGTTGGAGCGATGTCGTTACCTACGACAGGGCTTTCTTGACTGAATGGTTCAACTCACCTCAAACCTCTCTCTACTACTCTCTTCAAGTAATGCCTGACACCCAGGCAAAAGATGATGCCCTTGCTGCGCTTGATGATGACTTCAAGCACTTGTTTGGGTTTGAAGAGGATGTAGATCCTGATTGCGGCTGTCCCATAGTTAAACCAGAAAACGAACCCTGTATTCCTTGCGGAGAATGAACTCGACCCTTTCGCCCTATGATCAAGTAATTAGCCGCAAGCGTAAGTGGACTCCGGTAGCCGTACAGCAAGGAAAGCTTGTTGATGGTTCCGAAGAATCCATTTATCGTGCGCTTGGTCTTCGCCACCTCGAACTGCCTGTTCGTGAATTTCTTCAGCAAGGACTGGAGAAAGAACTCCCTAAAACCGCTGGTGTGCGGGAGGCATTGCTCTCCAATCAACAAGATGAAGAGCGTCACGATCAGGCTTTGAACTATGTTGTTGCTGCCCATGGCATCAATGGCAAAGCCGAAGCCGAAGCCAAACACATCCTTAAAGCATGGTTGGATGCCCCCGAACATCCACTTCTTAAAGCCGCCATCCTCGAACGCAGTGTCTTCTTTGTCATCCTCCCGTTCTTCCGGTTTAACGGAGACATCGGAATCAGAACTACAGCAGCTGACATCTCAAGGGACGAACAAACCCACGTCGCTGTCCACTCAATGGTCTGCTCTGAGCTGGGCCTCAAGTCCACACCAAGCCTCAATCGCTTACGCCGAGCGACTGTGGGATGGGTGATGGATGCCCTTGGTTCGTCTGAGAACAAGTACCTGGACAAAGACTTCTGGCTGAATCAGTCCGACTCGCTTTATGAGCGGGGCAAGGCACCTGGCCTGAAGGATACGCAACGATCCAGAATGCCTGCGTTCTTCGAGGCTGCGAACACTGACCTTCCACAATATGGGTAGTCCATTTCTAGAAGAAGAGACATTGCCCCTGACTCGCGTGGTTGGGGGCAACGTTGATCTAGACCGCTTGATTCAGGAGCTTGAGGATATGTATCCTGATGTGTATCCTGATCACACCATTACCGAACGAGACCTGGCCTATCGTGCTGGGGCTATTTCAATCATTCGCTATCTTAAATCAAAGCGAGATCTTTAATCATGTGCCTTGCTCCAAAAGCTCCGGAAATGCCTCCGGCTCCTGCTGCGCCCGCGCCAACTCCTCTTCCTGAACCGCCGCCGCCTGCTCCTGTGACCACTGGTGGTGCAGCTGCTACCATTGCCCGTCCTTCCAGCCAGCGTGCTGCCAAGCGTCAGGCTAGCCGTGGTCCTAGCGCCCTGAGCATTCCCATGGGTGGTTCTTCTGCCCCCGCGCCTACTGCCTCCCAGGGCGGTGCTGGTGGCAACGTCAAACTTAATATTGGTAAGTGATGGAAAATCAGTCCGCCGCATCCCGCTACGCTAAGCTAGCCAGTGACCGGACGATCTTCCTTGATACTGCCAGGGACTGTGCTGCTCTTAGTCTTCCTTATCTCCTCACCCCTACTGGTGTGGTGAATGGACAAAAGCTTCCCACGCCCTGGCAATCTCTAGGCGCCAAAGGCTGCAACGTCATGGCCTCGAAGCTGATGCTGAGTCTGTTCCCTGTGAACACGACTTTCTTCAAGCTTCAGATCAACGACGGAAAGCTGGCCTCGGATCCAAATCTAGATGCTACAATTCGTTCTGAAATTGACATCAGCCTGTCCAAAATGGAACGGGTAGTGATGCAAAACATTGCCGAATCACAGGATCGTGTTATCCTTCACCAGGCAATGAAGCATCTGATTGTAACCGGGAATGTCCTGGTATACATGGGTTCGAAGGGGGTGAAGTTGTATCCTCTTGACCGCTTTGTGGTCGTCCGTGATGGAGAGGGTCAACCAACCGAGATCATTACGGTTGAATCTATTGATCGACAGTTTCTTTCTGAGAAATTCCAAGTCAACAAAGCTCGCAATGTAAACGCTGCGGGTGACAATACAACTACTCCTGACGTTGATGTCAATGTCGGAGAAAATGAAGTTGCTGTTTATACCTGGGCTAAGCTCAAGGATGGACAGTGGCGTTGGAGGCAAGAAGCTGAGGGGGAAATCATTGAAGAATCCCTTGGCAAGTCTCCTAAAAATACTACGCCCTGGTTGCCTCTCCGCTTCAATGTGGTAGATGGTGAAGACTATGGCCGTGGTCGCATCGAAGAGTTTCTTGGTGACCTCAAGTCCCTTGAAGGTTTGATGCAAGCAATGGTAGAGGGCTCCGCTGCCGCCGCTAAGGTGGTCTTCCTGGTGTCCCCCTCCGCTACCATCAAGCCCTCCGTGTTGGCTAAGGCTGGCAATGGGGCTATCATCCAAGGTCGTGCCGAAGACGTGACTGCCGTTCAGGTGGCCAAGCAGGCAGACTTTGCTTCCGCCTATCAGATGATCACCTCCCTGACTCAACGTCTGTCGGAGGCCTTTTTGATTCTGTCTGTTCGTCAAAGCGAGCGGACCACTGCGGAAGAAATCCGAGCCACCCAACAGGAACTCAACGAGCAACTTGGTGGCATCTATGGTAACCTTACCTCGGAGCTGCTGCGGCCCTATCTTCAGCGTAAGCTGTTCCTGCTTCAGCGTTCTGGTGACCTGCCCAAGCTTCCCAAGGGCATTGTGTTCCCAACGGTGATTGCTGGTCTTGACGGTATTGGACGTGGACAGGATCGTGAATCCTTGATGATGTTCCTTCAAACCGTTGGTCAGTCGCTGGGTCCTGACATGCTGGCCAAGTACATCCATCCTGATGAAGCAATTAAGCGGCTTGCCGCTGCCCAAGGCATTGAAACCTTGAAGCTTGTGAAGACTCCTCAAGAGCAATCTGCTGAAATGCAGAAAGCACAGGCTCAAGCAATGCAAGGTTCTCTTGTTAATCAGATGGGTGATCTTGCCAAGGCTCCTATGATGGATCCTTCCAAGAACCCCGAAGTTATTGATTCTCTTAGAAATGCCGCGTCAAACGCCCAACAAGGAAACGTCGGAATCCCAAACATTCAATCCCCCCAGTGAGGAACTGAATCCGGCTGATTACGAAATTCCTGAATCCATTGAATTGACCACCCGCAACAAGTATGCTGGCAAGCCAAAGGTCCGGGCCAATGCGTCCAAGCCTTTGATTGGTAGCCATGGTCCTAAGGTATCTAAACCCACCTTTGGCACCGTGCGCGGCGAGTACAACTGATCCACAACACCAATGCCCGAACTTACGTTTGATTCCACTGATGACCTCGATGTAACCGAGGCTCGTCAAAACCGAGAAGCACAGCTCCTTGAAGTTGGAGAAAAACTCCAGGCTGAAGAGGACGCTCGTGAACAACGCAAGTATGACCAGGCCCGAGAGGACGCCGAGTCTGAACTGCGTTATGCTGGCAAGTTCAAGTCTGCTGAAGATCTTGAAAAGGCCTACAAAGAACTTGAGAAGAAGCTTGGTCAGAAGGACGAAACCACTCAAGAAGAGGGTGATGATACCCAGGACGTGAGTGAAGAATCTGATGAAGAGGTTGTTGAATCGGAAGAAGTCCAGACTATTCTGAAGGCTTCGGAAGAGTACTACTCCAACGATAACCAGCTGAGCCCTGAGACCGTTCAGAAGCTCAAGGAGCTGCCCTCTGAGAAATTGGTGGAGGCTTACCTAGAACTTCAAAAGAACGCCTCTCCTGTGGCTGCTAGGCCTCTCTCTGATGCCGAGGCCCAGGACATCGTTAAGTCGGTGGGTGGTCAGGATGCTTACAGCGAAACCCTGGCATGGGCCGCTGAAAACCTGACTCCTGCTGAAGTTGCTGCCTATGACAATGTGGTCAACAGTGGCAACAAGGACGCAATCTTTTTTGCGGTTCAAGCTCTTAATCAACGCTATCGTGACGCTGTGGGATTCGAAGGCAAACAAGTTTCCGGCAAGGCCGTGAAGAACTCCATCAAGGGGTTCCGTTCGCAGGCCGAACTGGCACGCGCCATCTCCGATCCTCGGTATCGTAATGATCCAGCGTATCGCATGGACGTTGAAGAAAAACTGGCTGCAAGCGGCGATCTGCTTTAACTGATCGTGGGGACTGCAATGTCCCCCTGCCAATTGAGGATGGGATAACCTCGTTAAAAACCCAGTCATGACTGGAGTATTGGCCCGGTGCGCTGGATACCCAATACAACGGACGTATCATCTAACAACTAAATACCTTAATCCGGATACAACTCTAAGTACTTAGGAATCAAGTAAACCCTTTTTTCCTTTAATCAAGTGACTGCAACTCTTACTCAACTTGGTCAGTCTAACAAGGCTGGCGATACTAAAGCTCTTTTTCTGAAACTCTTTACGGGTGAGGTCTATGAGGCCTTCCGTAATGCTACCATTGCCAAGGGTCTGGTTCAGAACCGCACCCTGCGTAACGGCAAGGAAGCTCAATTCATTCACACCGGTCGTATTTCGGCTGGCTATCACACCCCCGGTTCTGCTATCCTTGGTAGCGGCAACCCTCCGGTGGCTGAGACCACCATCGCCATGGACGACCTGCTGGTGGCGTCTGCGTTCGTGTATGACCTGAACGAGACCCTGGCCCAGTATGACATCCGTGGTCCTATCGCCCGTCAGATCGGCCAAAGCCTGGCTGAGTTCTACGATCGCCGCATCTTCCGTGTGCTGGATCGTGCCTCTGGCCTGACTGCCGCTGTGACCGGTGAGCCTGGTGGTTTCCGCGTGAACCTGGGTGCCAACAAGGAGTATGATGCTCAAGCCCTGGTGGATGGTTTCTTTGAAGCCGCTGCCCGCCTGGACGAGATCGCTGCCCCTAAAGAGGGTCGTGTGGCTGTGCTGGCTCCTCGTCAGTACTATGCACTGATCAGCCAGGTGGACACCAACATCCTGAACCGTGAATACGGCAACAGCCAGGGCAACCTGAACAGCGGTGAAGGTCTCTATGAGATCGCTGGTATCAAGATCTACAAGTCGAACAACATCCCCTTCCTGGGCAAGTATGGTTCGGCTGCCGGTACCGCCATTGATGCGGCTGCTGTGACTGGTGAAAACAACAACTACGGTATCGCTACCGACTTCACCAACAGCTGCGGTCTGATCTTCCACCGTGATGCTGCTGGCGTTGTGGAGGCAATCGGTCCTAGCGTTCAGACCACCGGTGCTGACACCAAGGTGATCTATCAAGGCGATGTTATCGTCGGTCGCCTTGCATACGGCGCTGGCGCTGTGCGCGTTGCTTGCGCTGGTGCTTTCCGTAACCTGGCCTGATTCATTTGGGGATTTCTTCGGAGGTCCCCTCCCTTTTCTTTCTGTCCGATACAGATGACTACCAAACTACAAGCAATTAATCAGATGCTGTCTGGTATCGGGCAGGCACCCGTAGTGTCTCTCGATATTTCTAATCCCGAAATCGCCCTGGCGGAGTCAATTCTTGATGCCGTTAATCGGGAAGTTCAAGGCGAAGGTTGGCACTTTAATACTGAAGTCAACTATCCCTTTACTGCCGATGTTAATGGTCAGATCTTTGTGCCAGTCAATGTGCTGCAACTTTCTGATAACAAATATTCGAATACGCAAAAATATCAAACTGTACTTAGAGATGGCAAACTTTACGATAAGATCGGGCACACCTATACCTTTACTGCTAACAGCACCGTGAAATGCGATGTTGTTTGGCTTTTTGATTTTGAAGATCTCCCTCAGGTCTTTAAAGATTATATTACTCAACGTGCTGCTCGGGTGTTTGCTGGTCGAGCCCTTGGTTCCCAGGAAATGGTGACCTTCAACGCTCAAGACGAAGCTAACCTGCGAGCTAACTGTATTGCCTATGATACTGGCACCTCTGATGTAAACATCTTTGGTGTTGAAAGTGGGCAGAACTTCTACGTTTCTTACACTCCGTTCCGAGCTATTGCACGATAATGGCTGCGATCTCCCAGAAAATCCCTAACCTTGTTGGTGGGGTCTCGCAGCAGCCTGATTCGATCAAGCTGAACAACCAGCTGCGGGAATGTACTAACTACTATCCTGATCCGACGTTCGGGCTTTCCAAACGGCCTGGCCTTCGTGGCATTCGTAAGCTGACCAATGCCGCTAATGGTGGTACCTGGTTCTCCATCTTTAGGGATGATGAGGAGAAGTACCTGGCTCAGTTTACCAATGCTGGTGTGCTGCGAATCTGGGATGCTGATAGTGGTATTGAGCAAACGGTAAACACCCCTGCTGCTTCTGCTACTACCTACGCAACACATACAGATTCATCTGATCTTGCGGTACTCCAGATTAATGATTATACCTTTGTATTGAATCGGCAGATCACTGTTACTGAAAATGCCGGTGACCTGACTGCAACCATTACACCTTTTGGTTTTGTTACGGTAGGTGTTGTGGCTTATGCTACGACGTACAAAGTTGTCATTGATACCAATACCTTTACTTACGCTACCCCTACTACCGCTACCACGCAGCTTAATGCTGATGATATTGTTAGCAACCTTGTTACCTCTATCAACGCAAACCCTGCTTATGTAGCTACAGCTATTGGTAACACGATTCATATCCGTCGTGCCAACAATGCTGACTTTTCTCTTGAAGCAAAGGGTGGTCAAAGTGGTGCTGCTATTCAAGCGTATAAAGGCACTGTCAATACTGTATCTGAGCTTCCCAGGCAGTTTCTGGATGGAGCAAAGATTAAGATCTTGGCATCGGAAAATTCTGATGGTGATGATTACTGGGTGATCTTTCAAACCAGCGACAACAGTGCTAAGGGTACTGGTATCTGGGAGGAAAGTATTGCCGGTGGTGTGGTCAAAACCATCAACGAGTCCACCATGCCTCACGCTATCATTCGGGAAGCCAACGGCACCTTCACCTATCGTAAGCTGGATGAAGCGTCAGCCACAGCTACCCCTGCTACGGCTACGGTGACGGGTGTTCCCCAAACCGTTTCCATCCTTACTTCAGGTAATGGTCGGTATGCGGTTGGTCAAAGCTTCCCTGTCTATGGTGGTACTGGCATCAACCTGCGCCTTAAGGTGACCAGCACGACGACCAATGTCACCACCACAAACGTGCCTTGGGTTCCTAGCCCAGTCACCTATGTGGAGCGCATCGTTTACACAAACGGTACGCAGGTATACAACTGGTATTTTAACGGACAAATCGTTAGAACTGCTGGTACGGACGCAGTGTTTACTATTGCCAACAACCAGTATCATGTGCTTGGTTCATATAACACGGTAGCCTCTGGTGCGCCTAATGTGGCCCTTCGCCAGCAGGCTGGGGTTCAGATTATCACCACCGTGACGGGCGTGATCAATGGCGTTAGCATTAGCCGTGCTGGTCGCAGCTATACTGCTTTGGATACCGTTACAAATGCTGAGGGCGATACCTTCCGCGTCAATACGGTTGCGTCTGTGACCTCCAATGTAGATTCCATTGCTAAGTTGTATTGGAAGCCACGGGAAGTGGGTGATGCCGAGACCAATCCAATGCCTTCATTTGTTGGCAGTAAGATTCACGGCATTTCATTCTTTAAGAATCGCTTGATCTTAACTTCCAATGAAAATGTCATAACCTCACAGGCGGGTGACTACTTCAACTTCTTTGCTGGAACAGTCATTACCATCTTGGATAGTGATCCGATTGATATTTCCTGTGGTTCGTTGAATCCAATCAAACTAACTCATGCGGTCTCTGCGCCCCGTGGTTTGGTTCTGTTTGCTGATAACGCCCAGTATATATTCGAAACTACCACTGAAGCATTCTCTGCTGCTACGGCTGAGATTAACCTTCTTGCTAGTTACAGCTTGAGCACTCGTGTGTCTCCTGTTGACATCGGCCCCAGTATTGTATTTCTGGAGCAGAATGATACAGCTACAAGCGTGTTTGAGATGGCTGTAACTGATTCCGCCACTCGTCCTGCTGTTGCTGAGATTAGTAGAAACGTACCGACGTTCCTGCCTTCTGATGTGAGGGCTTTAAAGGTTACCACCTCTGCCGCTACCTTTGCCATCAGTAGCAATCAAGATCCGACTGCTCTGTATCTCTTCCGCTTCTACAACAACGGGACTGAGCGGATTATGTCTTCTTGGTTTAAATGGACACTGCCTGGTAATGTAATTGCGTATGAGTTTAACCACGACACGCTTTACATTGTCACAAGCCAAGACAATGGCCACGTTCTCAGCAAAGTTAACCTGCTGACTGATACCCCTGGTGGTGCGGTATTCTTTGACGATGAGTTTGTTGACCTGCGGTTGGATCTCTTTGATTACAACCCCACCAAGGTCTACTTTGCTGGTAACGATACTACCCGCTTCTGCTTTAAGGATGGGTATGAAGATGCCAACCTACAGCCGGTGCTTGTTAGTCTGAGTTACCTTCAGCCTGGCGTTGTTCAAGAACTGCCCCTTCAAACCGACCTGGCACAACCGGTTGGTCAAAGGTATTATGTGGAGCTTGAGGGTGACCATACAACTCTGCGGTATGCTCTTGGTTACAAGTTTGAAGCCGATGCTGTACTGCCTGCCTTCTATGTGGTAGGATCCGAGGGACGTAAGGACACCCTAAATGTTCCAATGATCAATCGCATGTCGGTTGACAGCTACAACTCTGGACCCTTCCTTGTTAAGGTGCGGGCACAGGGCCGTGATGAATATGTTGCATCTCTTCCACAAATCATCAGCAACCAGTATCTTGCCAACAGTATTCCAATGCTGAGAAACCCTCAGAATAAGATTCCTGTTATGGCAAAAGGTAATCAGGTTGAAGTTGAACTTGTGGCTGATAGTCCATTCCCAACCTCGTTTACTTCTGTGACGTGGGAAGGCACCTTCAACAACAAAGGCATTAAAGCAGTATGATATGCAAAACGCTGATCCACCCAGCCACGCATCATGATGCACTTTATGTGGCTCAAAACCTTCAACCAGAAGACCATAGGGAAATAACCGGCCTTGGGTGTGCTCCACTTGAGGCCGTCCCTCTTTCTGTACTGACTTCGGAAACCGCAGTAACCTTTTGGAATCCAAAGGGTATGATATGTGGTGTAGCGGGGGTATCCAGAACAGATGCCCAATGCGGAGCCATCTGGATGGTAACAACACCCGATGTCCGCCCCTATCCAAAGTTATTCTTTACAGAAGCCAAGAAATGGGTAAACTCCATTAAGGGCTTCGATATGCTTTATAACATAGCAGACCCACGAAATACTATGCACCTTAAGCTGCTTCATCTTCTTGGATTTAAGCGGCTGTCTTATGTAACTGTTGGTCCTGATCGTTTAACCTACGTTGAATTTGCAAAACTAATGCCATGTGCATCCCAGCCGGAGCTTTAGCTGTAGTCACCGCGATTGGATCAGCCGTTGCTGGGTCTGTCCAATCTATTGCAAGCTACACTCAAGCTCAGCAAGAAACTAATTATGCCAATGCTGTTGCTCAGCAGCAGTATCAAATGCAGCAACAAGCGTATGCTCAGTCTGAACGGGCCTACGCTCAGCAAGTTGAACAAATCAATTTGGCTGCAAATCGTGCTTACGAATCAAAGCAAAAAGAACTCTCTGCTGAATACCGTAAAGCTAGCGAAGACGCTAACCAGCGTATGGTTAAAAGTCTTCAACAGCAGGGTACAATTCTATCTTCAGGCAGAAGTGGTCAGTCGATTGGTATTCTTATTTCAGATGCCGAACGTACTGCTGGCCGAGACTTTGCATTGCTTGGTCAGAACCTGGCTTATGCAAACGAAGACTATTTCTATGGTGCCCAAAGCGTATTCAATGAAGCTCAAAGCTCGATGAATGTTGCGGCATCTAATCGTATGCTAGCTCCGACTGCGCCTATTATGCAGCAGGGGCCAAGTGCTCTTGGTTTGGTTGCTGGTATTGGCGGATCTCTTGCAGGCGCTGCTAGTACTTATTCCTCTCTCAAACCGCCTGCCTCTCCTAATGTACCTAAACCTGCCCCTGCCTCGGGCATCGGTAGCAAAGGATTTCAAATAAAGGAAAGCCTTTATACGCCAACTCAAAAGTTTAAGTAACCATGGCAATTTATGAATCTCTTCCTGGCCAAGTACAATTAACTGGCCCCAAAACTGCCGTTGGTTTTAATCCAGTTCAAACGTTTGATCCTAGTCGACAAACGTTGCAAGCTGGGCAACAAGTTTTAGAGCAGGCTATTCAGGCTGGAAATGCTCAGCTGAATAATCAAGCCAAGGACATGGAAGCCCTTTCCAGGTTCTCTGAAACTTTAAATAAGTTTATGGTTGAAAAAGCTGAGAATAGAAAGAAGGCTCAGATTGCAGAAGGCTATGCTAAATATATCCGTGGAGAAGTTGGCGTTAAACCTAAAGCCCAACAACAATTTCAGGCTAAAGCAGCTGTCCTTGAGGCAAATGCTAGTAAAGATGTAGCTGTTGCTCAAGAAGCAGCCGCGTCAGGTACTTCGCCTGGTACCGCCAGTACCATTCTGTCTACAAGTCCTGCCCTCAGGGGCTGGGAAGCCTATGGTGCAGCGGTAGCTCAGGCTCAGCTTGCTCCAGCAAACCTTGAAACCTATTTGCTGTCTAACAAAAATAGCAACACACCCGTACAGCTTGATGATGGTAGGATCATTATTCCTGGCCAAGCTAAGGGGTACGAGGTGGCTGATGTTACCAGGGCACTGACAAAACAGTGGGTTCTGGAGTATGGTCTGGATCGTATCAACCCTCAAATCGTTCAAGAGCATGGCGGCTTCAACATGGCGATGGCCGAGCGTGAAGCAATGCGTGTATGGATGAAGGAGACCGACGAAAGGGAACTGAAAGCCAGACAATACAACACGGAACTAAGCATGGCAAATACGCTTCCACAGGCTTTAACGCCTGAGGGGGCTGATGATTGGCAGCGAACTTCGTTTGCCAATGGTATGCGTGATTTCAGAGATCCTGTTGCGGTTAATGAAGCCCAGCTGAAAGCTATTGAACAGCAGCTGGATGTTTATCAACGCAGTGGTGACATCACCTCCATGCAACGTCTTATCAGCAATCTGGAAGGCGTTAAAATTCCCGGAACAAATATAACTTACGGCAATAAAAATGCTGCTAAGTTTAGGCAATTTAGATCACAAATTGCAGAAGGTCGTAAGGCAAATGCCGCTGCCTTTGATGCTGATGAAAAGTCTAGACTCGATTACCAATGGCAGCAGTTCCAGCAGCTGAGGAACACCGCCTCTCCTGAAGAGCTGGCAAAACAAAGGGCAGCTTTTAGAGCCTCCTTGACTCAAAGCTCTAGCCCATATGCCATGGAGCTACAGAATAAGCTTACCAAAGAAGATGGCTCTCTTCGATTTAAGAATCAAATTCTTTCACAGATTAGAGCTGGAAACAAAAAACCTGGTGGTGGATTTCTGTGGACCGAGGGGCAAATTGATCTCTTGGTTGGATCCGAAGACTTGGAAGCCTCGGATGCAGAAGAAATTAAAGCACTTCTTCCTGACATCCCGTCTGTTGTTGACCTTGGTAAAGGTGTGGGCACAGGCATTGTTCTTCCAAACGTTAAAGGTCGTATACTGACACGGTTGGCTTCCGGTGGATCGTTGTATGCCTCTGATGCTGGATTTAGAGCCAGAATAGATGGAGCCCTTAATGGGGCTATGCGTGTCGCATTTGATACTCTTTCGTCCAAGTGGCAAGAGCAGTTTGAAAGAACTGGCAAGTATCCAAACGACATCGAGGTAGCCCGGCAGTGGCAAGCCGAAACCGAAAGAATCATCTCTATCCCCTCCGAAGAGTTTTACATTAATTCTAAAGGTCAAACGCCAAACATTCTTAAAAAGAATCTGCCTTCTGGGCAAAGTTTAGAAATTCAAAGTCCTGTGGCTTCTCCAGAGCAGCTGCGGGCTTTGAGGAAAAAAGCCGGTCCTTTCCCCACAATGCAAGCTACTGCGTTGCGGACAAATCTAGAGGACTATGATCTTTATCAATCCATAATTTCTAATGGTGGTTCACTGCCAGTAGAGATTAAAGCTGCCGCTAAAATGGCTGGCTTTTTGAATGAAGATACCTGGATGGCTTACCAGGGGAAATTACTTGGAAAACCTTATGTACCAAATCCTAATAAGCAAGCTTCTTATCAGCGAAACGCTGCTATCAATCTTAACGCTGCCAACGTCATTCGCAACCCCAGATCTACCAATGCACAAATTCGAAGTGCCATGGAACTCCTCTCTTCCGGAGGAGGTAGCCCTGTTGGGAAAGCATCAACGTTCGGTGCGGGAGATTTCGGTGGCTTAGCAGAACTAACTTCCAGCGGTGAAGGTGGATTTAATTCCGTAAACTATGGAACCACCTATAGCGCAGGACAACTGAACCTGACAGGAATGTCTATTGGTGAGGTTGAACGGCTTCAACAGCAAGGCAAGGTTAGTGCTGTAGGGTTTGCCCAATGGATGCCTGGTAACTTGGCAGGGGCTCGCAAAGCAGCGGGTATTTCCCCTGAAGAAAAGATGACCCCAGAAAATCAACTTAAAATGTTCTGGGCATATATTTTGCGTAGCAACAAGCGTCCTGATTTGCGGGACTATTTGCTGGGCAAACATAATAGTCTAGATCGTGCCCAAGAAGCTTTTGCTTATGAATGGGCAGCAGCTCCTGGACTTAATGGTAAAAGTAAATATCATGGTATTGCCGGAAATGCTGCAAACATTTCAGCTATTAAATTACGGCAAACTCTTCTTAATGCTCGACGTGAGCTAAAGCAGTTAATTGATAGCGGAATTGATCCGTTTCAATAACTGATCGTGGATTAAAGGCCTCTGACTTGCGAGGATGAGGTCTCCACAAAATCTATTTTCCATACTTACTCCTGAGGGAGAAAACAATCAATGGCCGATCCGTTGCAAGGATTTGAACCCGGCAGTACTTATGGTGCATATCGGGACCCTGATTATACTAAAAAGGCTCTTCAAGCTGAGTTAGCCAAAAAGAAACAGGCTAAACCGTCTTCAGCTAAACCTGCATCAAAAAAACAACCCGCTAAACCAGCACCCAAACCAACGACTAAACCCAAACGGAATCAACAGACGTGGAATCCGGCGGCTGTTATTGGAGAAGGAATCAAGCAAACCTTGGCTCCAGTTATGGGTGGTGCAGATGCTGTTGCTCAGGGATTAGAAAACGCATCTGATTGGCTTGCTACCGCTGCTGGACAAGATCCGCAATGGCGAGCACAGCAAAAACTTAAAGCAAAACAACAACGCGCTAAAACGGATGCAGGCGTTGATAAGTCCCTGGCCGGAACCAAAGAGATGGGGCGAATTGCCCTTAAAAGCACCGGACCTGGCGTTGTTGAAAAGATTGTTGATACTGCTGTCCTGGTTGGCGATACGATTCAACAGCCTATTCGCGCAGTCACGGGCACCTATGACGCTACCAAAGATCCGTTCAATGATCGGTACATTCGAGCACAAACTGATTTTGGTGTAACGCCTCAAACAGAAGGCGGTCAAAAAGCAGCGCGACTTCTTCAATTTTTTAATGCTACCCGAGCTGTTACTAGGGCAACTACCTTTGGTGTCACTAAACTCACTGGAAAGCCTCAATCTCTTTCACAAACCTTAAATGTCCCCAAAGGCAAAGGGGCTCAAACTCTAGTTGATAATATTCCTGGAGCCATTGCAGACTTTATCATGGCGTCACCGGAAGACCCGGAAACGCTGTCTAACTTTGCTCAGGATTTTGTTCCAGAATCAATTAAGCCTCTATTCTTCTTGGCTGCTGATGGGGAACGAGATAACCTTTATCAAATTAAATTAAAAGGTGCCCTTGAAGGTGAAGGCCTTGGTACCATTGCTGATGTGATTGGATCGTTGTTTAAAGGTAGATTTGCCTTTAGGGACGCAAAAGATGCGGGTAGTGATACCGAAACGGCACTGGAGGCTGGCGTAAAAACCATGTCCGATGAGGCCGACACATTATCTGCCAAAGCCGATGTTGACTTTAAAAAAGAAGGAGAGCTGTGGAATGATACCCGCGAAGCTCAACTCAACAAACTTCTTCAAGAAGAAAACTCTATAAGGCAACAACGTCAGGCAGTAGACCCTGAAGATCTTGAAACCGCCAAACAGCTTGACGATCAGCTGGAGCGCAACCTCCTGGATCAGCAAGAGATTGATCGGGCCATCATTGATAACGGATACAAAGAGCCTTGGGAAAAAGAAAGCGCCTATAAAAGCGTAAGCATTCCCGAGTCGATTGTTTATGGACGCAACTGGTTAACAGATGCTGCTGTAAAACGTTTGAATCTGGAAGACAACTGGAAACAGATTATCAAGCCAGCCATTAAAAATCTGGATCCAGAACGCCTCAACGAAATTTATCGCAACCAGGGTAAAACCGCTTGGGAAAAACTCAAGGGTGATCACCTTAAGGTTTTGGTTGATAAATTTACAGAGGTGATGGATACGGCTCAAACTGCGGATGAAGCTAAAGATCTGGCAATGCGATTCCTTCGGGAAAGCGGTCAGACCTTTACCAAGTCCAGTGGTGAGATGATCGAAGATGAAGCCGTCATTGTTGTTCAAGCAACGATGCAAGGCATGGCAGAAGAGCTTGCAAAGGTTTCTAAGAGCTTCTTGGATCATGATGCTGCCCTCCTTGCAAATGGCAACCAGCCTGATCGTCTTCTTGATAGGTTGATTGGTCTGATGATGCTCCGCAAAGAAGGCTGGAGCTTGGATGCTGGACGCCGACTGCTTCTTGGTAAACATCCCAGCTACAAGCGGATGATTGAGGAAGCTGGTACCGAAGCGGAAAAGACTGTTCTTACACCGCGCATGTTGAAGACATGGGCATCAGATGTTAAGGCTAGGTTCCGCGCTGGTGATCCAACAGCCATTGAAGAGATGCGTATGATGTCTCTTGCGATGTCTCTTGCTGGTGGCGACCCTGCTAAGGCCATCAACTTTGGTGAGACTGTACTCACGACTCTGGGTAAAGAATCTCTGGGACTGTTCTTTAATAGCATCTTGTCCGGCCCTAAAACCATTGTTCGAAACCTTGGTGCTGTAATTAGAATCTTTGCTCAACCCCTTGAAGTGGGTATCATGGGTGTCGTTAATGGTGACGACCGTTTGATTGGAGCAGCTGGAGCTGGTATCATTGGTGCCTTTAGCGGCATTAACGATGCCTTCCATGTAGCTTCTGTTACCATGAAGAGTGGTGTCCCTGCCACCTGGAACCAGCTTAGCGTGATTCGCAAGGCAGAACGCATGGCAATGATTGACGCTATTGCAGATGCAGCTGTAAGCCCCGCTGAACGAACAGCAGCCGGTGCTCTTAAGGCAGTTCACGCGCTGGCTAACTGGACGGATCTGCCCAGCCGCCTTATGATGTCTTCTGATGACTTTGTGCGTACCGTAGCTGTGCGTCAGAAGATCTATGAAGATGCCATGATGAAGGCCTTTGAGGCACGTCAAAATGGCAAGGGAACTTTAAAGAGTCTCCAAGAAGCCGCCATCCAAGAGATGGAAAAGCAGGTAGACTTCAAAACAGGCCAGGTCAAAGATGAAGCCCTGCAAAAGTTTGCAGAGAATGCTACCTATCAAGATGACCCCGGTGGTTTTGTAAATAGCTTGGGTAATGCCATTGAGCAATTTAGCCCCCTTGGTATTCCTGTTGGTAAGTATGCGTTCCCCTTTGTGCGGACGCCTGCTAATATTATGAGGTACCAGCTGCAAATGACTCCTGGTGCCACCTCGCCTCTACTTCAAAACTTTATGGATGGCTATAAGCAGGCCATCATAAATAACGATACTCTTAAAATTGCAGAGTATCAAGGCAGAGAAGCCATTGGTTCCTTCTTGGTTTCGTTTGGCTACACCCATGCTTGGTCTGGTCATATTACGGGCAACATGCCCATTGACAAGAACGAGCGTGAGCGGTGGAGGCAAGCAAGCATCCAACCTCGGTCAATTAAGATTGGCGACGAATGGGTGTCTTATAACTGGTTTGAACCCCTTTCAAACTGGGTTGCTGCTGCGGCTGACATTGGCCACATGGAACGCAACGGCGAAATTAAAGAACTGGAGGCAGTAGCTACCCGCCTTGGATTTGCCATTGCGGCAAGTTTTACCGAAAAGAGCTACCTTTCTGGTCTTGACGGTCTTTCCCTGTTCTCCGCACCTTACGAAACAATCACTGAATTTACCAAGGCCAAAGAACGTTTTGGTGAGGCAACAGGCCCCTCTGATAGAGCTGGTGCTGCAATTCTTGGATTCGTTAATTCGTTTATTCCCGGTGCCGGTGCAAGGAAAGCCTGGAACAACGTTTCCGATAAGTACTATCGTGAGTATGAGTCTTGGACTCAGAAAAAGCTTTACGATATGATGCCGTGGCTTAGCAAGCAAAACATTCCATATAGCATCAGCATTTTAACTGGAAAACCGATGCTGAACCCAGGTGGTGGCCTGCGGAATGCTGTACTTCCGTTTGAAGCGACCAAAGTCAACACAGATCCAGTTGCTCAGATGCTCGTGGAAATGAATGTTTGGCCTACCGTTGATTACAAAAAGACTAAAGATGGACTATCCTTGGATCCTCAGGGACGAGTACGTCTTCAAGAGCTTATGTATGGTAATGGTAGTTTGCCAGCTGAACTAAAGGCCTGGTTTAATAGCGCAGAATTTAAACAAGATCGCGCTAACTTTAAAGCCAGGACCATGGAGCGCGGCGAACAATACGAAGAGCCCATTTATGTTCGTAAAACCAAGGAGATTATCCAAGGTGCCCATGAAAGGGCTACGCAGGCACTTATTGCTGAAAGGCCTGATATTGAAGAAAAACTGAGAAAGGTTGGTCAACTTAGGTTTGCTCAATCTCAGGGACAGTATGCAGGCCAAGCAGAGCTTGAATCGCAACGACTTCAGGACGAGCAAAAGCGCCTCGAACAGCTAGCCAATTACGGTAATTAAACACAATGGCAATCGTCCAAAACACTTATACAGGGAATGGGTCTACCACGATCTATTCCCTGTCTTTTTCTTACCTAGATGAGGCGGACGTTAAGGTTACTCTTAATGGAGTGGCCACCACCTCATTTGTTTTCGTTAATGCCAGCACCATTCAATTTCTGTCGGCTCCTGCCAATGGTGTTGCCATTATCATTTATCGTGAGACCAACAACGACGCCTCTGAGGCTACGTTCTTTGCTGGTTCTGCGATCAAAGCAGCTGACCTGAACAATAACTTTACACAGCTGCTTTACGTTGCTCAGGAAGTCTTTGCCCGTACTCTTAGTACCCTTGGTGGTACGTTGTCGGGTATCCTGAACATGGGCGGTTACCGGATTACTAATCTTGGTACTCCTTCTGCTGGTACGGATGCTTCCACAAAAAACTATGTGGATAGCAATGTTGGTGCAGTGTCGGCTTCTGCTGTTGCTGCGGCTGCCTCTGCGGCTTCTGCGTCGGCTTCTGCGGCCTCTGCCACGTCCTCTGCTAGTAGTGCCTCCACAAGTGCTTCTAACGCCTCTACCAGTGCCTCTAACGCAGCAAGTAGTGCGGCAGCATCTCTAGCTTCTCAAAGTGCGGCAGCCGGTAGTGCATCTTCGGCATCTACGTCTGCATCCAACGCAGCTACCTCTGCCTCTAACGCAGCCACCAGTGCCACCAACGCCTCTAACAGTGCAACCAGTGCTGCCAGTTCTGCTGCTTCTGCTCTGGCTGCCTTTGACAGCTTTGATGACCGCTACCTTGGTGCTAAGGCTACCGACCCTACTGTTGATAATGATGGCGATCCGCTGAATGCGGGTGACCTTTATTACAACACCACCTCTTCGGTGATGAAGGTCTACACTGGCTCTGCTTGGGTTATTGCTTATGTCCCTGGTGATGCAGCCAGCATTAGCTTTGCCCCGTATAGCACGATTGCGTCTAACAACGTTCAAGGTGCTATTCAAGAGCTGACCGATGAGAAGCTCAACCTGACTGGTGGAACCCTTACTGGTGACGTAACTCTTGGTAACCAGTCTGACCTTCGCTTTGGTGAGGCTACTGCTAACGGTACCAACTGGGTTAGCTTCCAAGCACCTGCCAACATTACTAGCAACGTCACTTGGACGCTTCCTGCAACTGATGCTTCTGTTAGTGGCTATGCCCTGAAGTCCAACGGTGCGGGTGTGCTGTCTTGGGGCCTTGCTGGTGGTGCACTGGGTGGAGGCACGGATCAAGTTTTCTATGAAAATGATACCGTAATCACTCAGAATTACGCCATCGGAACTAACAAAAACGCCCTGACGGCAGGACCCGTAACTATTAACTCTGGAGTCACAGTTACCGTGCCCTCTGGATCTGCTTGGAGTATTGTTTAATTATGCCTATTACTATTAACGGATCCGGAACCGTAACCGGAATTACAGCAGGCGGCTTGCCCGACGACTGCATCACCACGGCGGACATTGCGGCCAACGCTGTCACCTACGCCAAGATCGGCACCACTGAGCAGGGGCAACTTTGCAAAGCGTGGGTGAACTTCAACGGCACCTCAACGGTGGCAATCCGCGCCAGTTACAACGTGAGCAGTATTACGGATAACGGGACAGGGGACTATACGGTGAACTTCACAAATGCAATGCCGGATTCAAATTATTGTCCTGTATTTGGCACTAATTCATGGTCAGCAACAGACGCTGGTGGCGACAGAACCCTAAAAATAAAAACGAATGGAACTGCTATTGACAATGGCTCGCCTACTACAATGACGACCTCGGCTTTGCGAGTAATTACGGGCGGGTTTAGCTTGGATAGAGATCATGTGTATTGCTTGGTAAGCATCTTCCGCTGAGGTAACTCCATGAACCGAATTATCTACCAAAACGAGACCGGCGGAGTCTCCGTCATCATCCCAACCGAGTCCGTGGAACTGGCTCTCAAGGATGTCCCCGAAGGCGTTGCCTACGAAATTGTCGATGTTGACGACATCCCCAGTGACCGCTACTTCCGCAATGCGTGGGTCATGGGCGACCGCTGCGTGGAGCACGACCTCGATAAGTGCAAAGAGATTGGCCACGACCGTCGCCGCCAGCAACGCGCTGAGGAGTTCAAGCCCTACGACGAGGTGATCATGAAACAGATCCCTGGTGCTGACGCTGTTGCAGCAGAAGAAGCCCGCCAAGAGATCCGCGATAAGTACGCCCTAATCCAAGACGTGATCAAAGGCGCGTCTACCCCTGACGAAATCAAGACCGCCCTGGAGGTGAACCAATGACCTTACGTCTCAACGGCAGCACATCGGGTTACACCGAGATCGACGCTCCGGCGGTGGCTGGCTCGAACACGCTGGTGCTTCCGACTGGTAATGGGTCCAGCGGGCAGGTGCTCAGCACCAATGGCTCGGGGGCGTTGAGTTGGGTTGATCGGTTCAGTGCCGCTGGTCCGGCGTTTTCCGCGAAACGTAGCACAACGCAAAGCATTAGCGCATCTACATGGACAAAGGCTCAACTTGATAGCGAAGATTTTGACACTGCATCGTGTTTTGATTCATCAACAAACTATAGATTTACTCCAAATGTAGCTGGCTACTATCAATTAAATGCGTCGCTTCAGATAAACAACGTTATAGGCTCGTATCAACTTGCAATCTACAAGAATGGCAGCTCTTTGCTTCTTGCCCAATACCACAACTCTACAACTAGCGGAAATGCTGGTGCGTTAAGCGGTCTTCTTTACTTAAACGGCTCAACTGATTACGTTGAGCTGTATGGCTTTACAAATACATCTAGCAACGGATTTTATGACCGCACTTATTTTTCCGGTTTCTTGGCTCGCCCCGCATGACCATGACTCTCTACGAACAAATCATCGCCATCTATCCCGAGCTGCAGCCTGAGGACTTCCTCAAGGTGATCACGCTCCAAAACGACTCCGATGGTCGGGGTGATTACATCAAAGCCTGGAACCATCCCACGCTTCCAGAACCCACCGCTGACCAGCTCGCCGCCCTGGAGGTGACCCCATGAGCACGCTATCCACCACCAACCTCAAGAACCCCAGCTCCGGCAGCAACAACATCGTGCTGGCGACTGACGGTAGCGCCACGATTGCCACGCTTAGCAGCACCACGATTACCGGCACCACAATTCAAGGCACGATTAAGTCTGGCACGTCCGTTGCTTCGACCAGTGGCACGTCGATTGACTTCACGAGCATCCCAAGCTGGGTGAAGCGGATTACGGTGATGTTTCAGGGTGTTTCCACCACTGGCACTTCACAAATACTTATAAGATTAGGCACTGCATCAGGTTTCATTTCTACTGCAGGAACATATCTTGGATCTGCTGATGACATGGGGTCTGCCGTCGGTCCAAATAATTTATCAACCGGGTTTAGCTTTGAGGACACCTCAATGGCCTCCGCTGCAGTTAGACATGGAACTGCAATGTTGTGCAATATCACGGGCAATAATTGGATTTTTTC